CTGGCCGCCCTCTGCCGCCTGCGCGGCGAGATCGCCGTGAAGGTCGGCGGCGACACACATTTCCGCTCGGCGCACCAGCCGATCCGGGTGCCTGGCACGGTCTATCACAAGCACGGCCATCAACGTCTCGTGCAGATCCGCGAGCATCGCGACGTCGAGGTCGACCTTGCGGATTTCGCCGAGCGGGTGACCGAGATGCCACCGCTGCCGGGCGTGGGTTTCGCCAGCGACCTCTCCGCCCCGCCGATCAAGCCCGGAATCGACGCGGTGCTCACCACGCCGGTGCGCGAGGGCGCGGTCGACGACTGGTCCCGTTTCCAGGGGGCTAGCGCCGCCATCGGCCATTACGTTCGTCTGGTTCACGAGGGGCGTCTCGACCCGTTCGCGGGCTGGGAAGCGATCTGCGGTTACAACGCCGCCATGCTGCGCCCGTCCTGGCCGCTCGATCGGCTGCAGGCCGAGTCCGAACGCCTCTGGGCGCTGCATGTGAAGCGCAACGGCCCGCCGCTCCTGCGCGCGGGCTACGCCAATGCCCCGGCCAGCCCGCTGCCGACCTTCAGCCTCGGCGCGCTGCTCGACGACATGAGCCCGATGCCCGAGGACATCATCGGGCCGCGCGTGCTGACCCCGGGCGGGCTCCTCGTGCTGGGCGGCGCGCCCAAGGTCGGCAAGAGCGACTTCCTGATCTGCTGGCTCGTGCACATGGCGGCGGGCGTGCCGTTCCTCGGCTTCACGCCGCCCCGGCCGCTGCGCGTGTTCTACCTGCAGGCCGAGATCCAGTATCACTACCTGCGCGAGCGCATGCAGCAAATCGCACTGTCTGCCGCCGTGCTCGCCGCCGCGCGCGACACCTTCATCGCCACCCCGAAGCTGAAGCTGCTGCTCGACGCGGAGGGCGTCGCTCGCGTGGCCGAGGCGATCCGGGCCGCATTCCCCGACGCGCCGCCCGACATCATCGTCATCGACCCGATCCGCAATCTCTTCGATGGCGGACCCGAGGGCGGCGGCGAGAACGACAACACCGCCATGATGTTCTTCCTGAAGGACCGCGTGGAGCTCCTGCGCGAGGCGGTCAATCCGGATGCGGGCGTCATGCTCGCCCACCACACCCGCAAGGCCAGCAAGCACCAGGTCAAGGACGATCCCTTCCTCGCGCTCTCCGGCGCCAGCGCGCTGCGCGGCTTCTACACCTCCGGGCTGCTCATGCACCGGCCCGACGAGGACAGCAGCGTTCGCAAGCTGGAAATCGAGCTGCGGAACGGCCCCGCGCTGCCGGGCAAGCTGATCGACAAGGTGAAGGGCGAGTGGGTCGAGCTGAACCCGATGAACGAGCGCCTGGTGCGCAAGGAGGTCGGCGCCAAACTCGATGCCGAACGGCTGCGCAAGCACGATGTCATCCTCGGCATGCTGCTGGATGAGGCGGCCAGCGAGCGCCTCTACACCGCCATGCAGTTCGCCGAAACCTTCGAGAACCGGGGAGGTCTGGGCAGCAAGCACACCATCCGTGAACGCCTCAGCGTGCTGGCGACCAAGGGCTTCGTGAAGTTCCTGCGCGACCCCTCGGGGTTCGGCTTCCCCGTCACCCGGTCGCGGTTCGGCTACCTCTGCGTCGAGGGCATGCAGTTCGGCGCGCCCGACGAGCACGTCGATCCGGCCACTGGCGAGGTCACCACGACCGCCCGTCCGGTCCTGCCCAGCCACTTCAAATGCCCCCAATCCGGGCTCTGCCTGCAGGTCGAAAACCCCGCCGTCTGGGTCTACCCGGAGGGCCTCGATGACGACCTAACTCATATGAGTGAGGCCTGACTCATATGACAGCGCCAACTGTGCACTCAACGAAATCAACGGGTTACGGGCAAATAAGAGTTAGGTCCCTAACTCATGCCCGAAGACTTCATGAAGTCTTATTCCGCAATGATTTCAGCCACTTGCCCTCCTCGGAACAGTTAGGTGTCAAACCCCCATACTACGTATGGGAGGGCCACCCCACAGGGTTGGCCACTCCTCCCATACGCCCGGGTCAGCCGCGCGCGCCGCCGTGACGGTCTGTTGTGCTTCCCGATCCGACGACGGCGGCCCCGTACCGCCAAGCACCAGACCGCCGTCGTCTTCCACCACCACAGGCCACCGGCAAAGGAGACCCATCATGGCTCAGCCGACTCTGATCCCGAATTGCGACGGCGCAAGGTTTGAATCGCTGCCGCTCGACACGCCCCGCAACCGCTGCATCCTAGCGCTCGACCTCGGCACCTCGACCGGCTGGGCGATCCGCGGCCATGACGGCCTGATCACCAGCGGCACCATCTCGCTGCGCCCGGGCCGCTTCGACGGCGGCGGCATGCGCTACCTGCGCTTCACCAACTGGCTGACCGAGATCGACCGGCTGTCGGGGCCCGTCGCCGCCATCTGGTTCGAGGAAGTCCGCCGCCACGCAGGCACCGACGCGAGCCACATCTACGGCGGGCTCATGGCCACGCTGACCGCATGGGCCCAGCTGCGCGGCGTGCCCTACGAGGGCGTCCCGGTCGGCACGATCAAGCGCCACGCCGCTGGCAAGGGCAACGCCGACAAGGCCGCCATGGTCGCCGCCGTTCGCGCCCGCGGCTTCAGCCCGGCCGACGACAACGAGGCCGACGCCATCGCGCTTCTGCTCTGGGCGATCGAGACGAACGGGGGTGTCGAATGAGATGGCATCCCCACGGTTACGGCGGCCGACGCCGGGATCCCGAACAGGTCAAGCGCGAGGGCTGGCAGGAACAGGGCGTCCTCGCGGTCTCCGCCGATGACGACCGCCTCACCTGGCCCGAGCGTGAACTGGTCCGCCAGCTCGGCGAGAAGCTCTACGGCCCGCGCCCGTCCGACAGGGAGGCGCGCCATGGCTGATCGCGAATGGACCGCCGACTGCGTCGCCGATCATTTCGAGGAGGCGTTCCGCACCCTGCGCAAACTGCCGCCGGTGAAGGCGCAGGGTTACTTCAACACCTGGCCCGACATCGTGCGGACCAGCCGCGAGATCGCGGCGATGGAACCGGAGCCGATGCGGGTCTGGCCCTCAGCCGCCGCGATCACCCGGCTCGAGCAGACCTTCGACTGGGTGCTCTGGATCGAGGAGGCGGAGCGCAAGCTGGTCTGGTCTCGTGCCGCCCGCGTACCGTGGAAGCAGATCAGCGGCGAGCTGGGGTGCGACCGCACGACCGCCTGGCGTCGCTGGCAGCTGGCGCTGACCAAGATCGCTGCGCGCCTGAATGCGCAGTGACTCCAATGTGTTGCAACACTTTTTCCTTCGACATCTGCAACATGATCGTGCTATCCCGAAGGCAAGATGGGGAGAGTGCGCTGGGAAGCTCGCTCTCCCCTTTGCGTTGACGGGCGGGCCTTCTGGACCCCGGCATCCAGCGAGGGTCCGGCCGGGGTCCAGCCCACGGCAGTTTCCGGTTCCTTCCTGGCGATATTCGTATGCTGGCGGGCGAAGCGCGGAACATCGCCAGCGACAGGGCCGGATTTTTGGGAAGCCACCCGGAAGCCGGAGCCACCCGAGCCCCGCGCAAACACCAATGAACGCTGGCCTTCCGACCGGACACCGCTGGTGGCCGCTGGACCCCGCGTGGAGTCCGGCCCGGCATCCGGAGTCCGGAAGCCACCGGCATCCACCCGCCCGAGGAACCTTGCCTACCATGACGCTGAGCTTCGCCCCGGACGCGATCGAGACCTGGCCGCTTGCGCGCCTGCAGCCCTACGCGAAGAACGCGAAGGCGCATGGCGCGGACCAGGTCGCCAAGATCGCCGCCAGCATGGCCGAGTTCGGCTGGACCGTGCCCTGCCTCGTTGCTGAAGACGGAGAGCTGATCGCGGGGCACGGGCGCGTGCTGGCCGCCACGCAGCTCGGGCTGACCGAAGCGCCGGTGATCGTGCTGGGCCACCTGACCGAGGCGCAGCGCCGGGCGTACCGGATCGCGGACAACAAGCTGACCGAACTCGGCACCTGGGACGAGGCGCTGCTGTCGGCGGAACTGAACGAACTGTTGGCCGAGGATTTCGACCTGTCGCTGGTCGGGTTTTCCGACGGCGAGTTGGACAAGCTGCTGGCCTACGTCGCGGAAGACGACGGTGAAGAAGGTGGCGCCGGGGGCTCCGTGCCGCCGGTGACCATCCCCGAACCACCGCGCAACCCGGCCTCGCGCACGGGCGACCTGTGGATCCTCGGCGACCACCGTCTCCTGTGCGGCGACAGCACGAGCCACGACGATGTACGCCGCCTGATGAATGGCGAGCGGGCGATCCTGTTCGCGACCGACCCGCCGTATCTGGTGGACTACGACGGCTCGAACCATCCGACCCGCAACAAGGACTGGTCCGCGTCCTACGGCACGACCTGGGACGACAGTTCGCAGGGTGCTGAACTCTATGACGGCTTCATCTCGGCGGCCGTCGCCGAGGCGATCACCGAGGATGCCGCCTGGTACTGCTGGCACGCCTCGCGCCGCCAGGCGATGCTGGAAGCCTGCTGGGTAAAGGCCGGCGCCTTCGTCCATCAGCAGATCATCTGGGTGAAGGACCGCGGGGTCCTCACCCGCTCGCACTATCTCTGGAAGCATGAGCCCTGCTTCATGGGCTGGCGCCGACCGAACCGCCCGCCGAAGGTGGCCGAGCAGACGCTGCCCTCGACCTGGGAGATGCCGTCCTTCGCCAAGGACGAGCGGCCCGACCACCCGACGCCGAAGCCGCTCGACGCCTTCGGCATCCCGATGCGCCAGCACGTCGCCCGCGGCGGGCTCTGCTACGAGCCGTTCTCCGGCTCGGGCTCACAGATCATGGCCGGCGAGGCCAATGGCCGCCGTGTGTTCGCGATGGAAATCAGCCCGGCTTACGTCGATGTTGCCGTCGAGCGCTGGCAGGCCGAGACCGGCCGCGACGCGATCCTCGATGGCGACGGCCGGACCTTCGCGCAGGTGAGGACCGAGCGGCTGGGCGACGACGCCGAACCCCCGGCCGATAGGCCGGACACGGACGCCGCCCCCGAACCCGCGCGCAAGCGCAAGACCGCCGCATGAAGCAGTCCCGCCTCATGTCGCTGGTCGAGTCCGTTGCCAACGTGGTCGTCGGCTACGGAGTCGCGGTCGTGACGCAGATCCTGATCTTCCCAATCTTCGGGCTGCACACGACGCTGGCGCAGAACCTGAAGATGGGGGCCATCTTCACACTGGTGTCGATAGCGCGTTCTTTCGCCCTGCGACGGGTCTTCGAGGCGATCCGGATGCGGGGCGCCAAATGATCGACCGCCGCCCCGGAAGGACGGCGGCCATCAGCTTGTCGGGGTCGGGTAGATCAGGCGGCAGGGAGCTTGTACACCCGCCCGCGTTCCTCGACCTTCTCCGAGGTCACTTCGAGCCCGAGCTTCTTCTTCAGCGCCCCGGCCATCGCCCCGCGAACCGTGTGCGACTGCCAGCCAGTCGCGGCCATGATCTCCTCGATGGTAGCGCCGTCCGGAGCGCGCAGCATGGCGATCAGCGTGGCCTGCTTGGTGCCCTCGCGCGGCGTGCGCGTCTTGGGCGCGGCCTCGGTCTCGGTGGGGGTGTCCGGCGCGGGCTCCTCAGTCGGCGCGTCGGTCGCGCCCGCAGGCGCGGTGTTCGCGTCTTCGGGCTCGATCCCGATGGCGGCGAGACCGGCGTCGGTGATGTGCAGGAGGATGGCGCGACCGTCCTCGTCGTTGCGCCAGACGCGGTTGAGCGCGGCGTCGGCCTTCGTCTGGATGTCCGTCGTCGTCTCGGCGATCAACTCGCGGGAGAGCAGCGCGCCCACCACCTTGGCGGCGGCGCCTCCGCGCAGGGAGCCGGGGAGCGGCAGGACGTTGCGGTCCTCGCGCTGCGCGGCGGTGCTGAGGATCACGAGCTGAGTGTCGGAAAGCTGGGTCATCTTCGTCTCCGTATCGGGGCGCGCGGGATGCGGGCCCTTCTACGAGGTCGAGCCCGCCAGTCGGCGGGCGGGACCGGGAGCGGGTCGTCTCACTCGGCGTGTTCGCCTTCGCTGAAGGCCATGTCGGTGATCTCGCGCAGCTTGGCGCGATAGTGGTTCAGGGTGCCGACATGGCCCCAGTTGATCTCGTCGGCGCTGGTCTCGAAGTGGTCGGCGCTGAGGGCGGCGAGCCGCTCCAGCATCGCGTCGATCTCCGTCTTCGCGGCGATGAAGGCGTCGAGGGCTTTCGTGTTGTCGGTCGCGCGGCGGGTCATCGGGGTGTCTCCTTGGGTCGAGTTGCATCGCTTCTTTGAAGTGACGTTCGCTCTCTCCGGCGCGCTTATCAACTCGATAAGCACATGATTATGAATGATAATCGGAGCCGTCGATGCAGGGCATGAGCGAGCGCCAGTACGCCGCCCATGTCGGGCTGTCGCGGGGCGCGATCCAGAAGGCGAAGACGGCCGAGCGGCTGGTCCTCTATCCCGACGGCAGCATCAACGCGGCCGCCAGCGACGCGCGGCGGGCGGAAACGACCGACCCGTCGAAGACGAGGAAGCCACCCGCGCCGAAGCTGAAACCCGTCCCTGAGGCGGCCGTGGCCGCCGTCGGCGACACGCTGCGCGAACAGGGGCTGGCTGTTCCGGCGGTGGGCGGCGGCACAACCTTCCTGCAGGCCAAGACCGCGAACGAAGTGCTGAAGGCACAGGAGCGGCGCATCCGTCTGCAGAAGCTGAAGGGGGAGTTGATCGAGCGGGCCCGCGCGCTGGCGCTGGTGTTCCGGCTGGCGCGGGAGGAACGGGACGCGTGGGTGACCTGGCCCGCGCGCGCGGCGGCGCTGATGGCGGCCGAGCTCTCGGCCTCGTGCAGCGACACGACGGGCCAGCCGATCACCGTGGAGCCAGCCGCGATGCAGAAGGTGCTGGAGAGACATGTACGCGCCCACCTCGACGAACTCGCCGAGGTCCGGCCCGACTTCCGGTGATGATGCTGGCCTGACGGACTTCGACGGCGCAGGCGAGATCCTGCGCGCCTGGGGCAACGGGCTGCGGCCCGACCCGGACCTGACCGTCTCGGAATGGGCGGACCGGCACCGGATGCTCTCGGGCCGCGCCTCGGCCGAACCCGGGCGGTATCGCACGGTGCGCACGCCCTACATGCGCGAGATCATGGACCGGCTGTCGCCCGGCGATCCCACGCAGCGGATCGTGTTCATGAAGGCGGCGCAGGTCGGCGCGACCGAGGCGGGCAACAACTGGATCGGGTTCGCGATCCACCAGGCGCCGGGGCCGATGCTGGCGGTCCAGCCGACGGTCGAACTCGCCAAGCGCAACTCGCGGCAGCGGATCGACCCGTTGATCGACGAGAGCCCGGAGCTTCGGGAGCGGGTGAAGCCCGCGCGCTCGCGCGACGCGGGCAACACGATGCTGTCGAAGGAGTTCGCGGGCGGCATCCTGATCATGACCGGGGCAAACTCGGCGGTCGGGCTGCGCTCGACCCCGGCGCGCTACATCTTCCTCGACGAGGTCGACGCCTATCCCGCCTCGGCCGACGAGGAAGGCGATCCGGTCACGCTGGCCGAGGCGCGGTCGCTGACCTTCGCCCACCGGCGCAAGGTGCTGCTGGTCTCGACCCCCACGATCCGGGGGCTGAGCCGGATCGAACGCGAGTACGAGGCCAGCGACCAGCGTCGGTTCTTCGTGCCGTGCCCGCATTGCGGCGCGATGCAATGGCTGAAGTTCGACCGACTGCGCTGGCAGAAGGGCCGTCCGGAGACGGCGGAATACCATTGCGAGGGCTGCGACGCGGCAATCGCGGAACACCACAAGACGGCGATGCTGGAGGGCGGCGAATGGCGGGCGACCGCCACGGCCGCCGACCCGACCACGGTCGGGTATCACCTCTCCGCACTCTATTCGCCGATCGGCTGGCTGAGCTGGGAGCGGATCGTGCGGTCATGGGAAGCAGCCCAAGGGTCGGACGAGGCGATCAAGGCGTTTCGCAACACGATCCTCGGCGAGACCTGGGTCGAGACCGGCGAGGCGCCCGACTGGCAGCGGCTCTACGACCGGCGCGAGCGCTGGACACCCGGCACCGTGCCTGCGGGCGGGCTGTTCCTGACCGCCGGGGCCGACGTGCAGAAGGACCGGATCGAGGTCGATGTCTGGGCCTGGGGGCGCGGGCTAGAAAGCTGGCTCGTCGATCACGTCGTCATCGAGGGTGGGCCGGATCGGCATGACGCCTGGTCGGAACTGACGGCGCTGCTGGATCGAAGCTGGCCGCATGAACGCGGCGCGCATCTCAGGATCGCGCGGCTCGCCATCGACACCGGCTACGAGGCCCCGGCGGTCTATTCCTGGTCGCGGGCGCAGGGGTTTGGGCAGGTGTCGCCGGTCAAGGGCGTCGAGGGGTTCAATCGCTCGAGCCCCGTGTCGGGCCCGACCTTCGTCGACGCGACCGAGGGCGGCAAACGCCTCCGGCGCGGGGCGCGGCTCTGGACCGTGGCGGTCTCGACCTTCAAGGCCGAGACCTACCGCTTCCTGCGGCTGGCGCGCCCGACCGATGAGGATATCGCCGAGGGAGCGGCGTTTCCGCCCGGCTCGGTGCATCTGCCGCATTGGGTCGAGAACGAATGGCTGAAGCAGTTCGTGGCCGAGCAGCTGGTCACGGTGCGGACCAAGCGCGGCTTCGCCCGGCTGGAATGGCAGAAGCTGCGCGAGCGGAACGAGGCGCTGGACTGCCGGGTCTATGCCCGCGCCGCCGCCTGGATCGCGGGCGCGGACCGCTGGCCCGACGAGAAATGGCGCGATCTCGAGGATCAGCTCGGGGCCGCGCCAACGGAAATGGATGGCGCGGGGCGGGTCAACCGACCGCAATCCGCACCCCAAGGAAAGCGGCAGTCGGACTGGCTGGGCCGACGCGGAGGATGGTTCTGACATGACCGACTGGACGGAAACGGAGCTCTCGGCGCTTCGCCGGGCCTACGCCAGCGGCACGACCCGGGTCAGCTACGATGGCAAATCCGTCGACTATGGCTCGGCCGAGGATCTCCTCGCCCGCATCCGGACCATCGAGCGCGCCATCGCGGGGACCACGCGGCCGCTGCCGGTCGCCGGGCTGGCGGGCTTCTCGCGCGGGGACCGGTGATGTCGGCGACCTGGTTCGACCACGCCATCGCCACGGTGGCGCCTCGCATGGCGGCCCGGCGCGTGATGGCGCGTCAGGCCTTCGAGACCCTGACCCGCGGTTATGATGGCGCCGCACGCGGACGGCGGACGGAGGGCTGGCGCGCGCCGGGCTCCTCGGCCGACACCGAGATCGGCGTCGCCGGGGCGCTGTTGCGCGACCGCATGCGCGATCTGGTGCGCAACAACCCGCATGCGGCCAAGGCCGTCGCAGTGCTGGTGAACAACATCATCGGCGCGGGCATCATGCCGCGCGCCGCGAGCGGCGACGACACGCTGGACCGCAAGATCGACGCGCTCTTCGAGCGCTGGACGGCGGAGTGCGACGCCGACGGCCAGCTCGACTTCTACGGCCTGCAGACGCTGATCTGCCGCGAGATGGTGGAGGCTGGCGAAGTGCTGGTGCGCCGCCGTCTGCGCCGGTCGTCGGATGGTCTGCCGGTACCGCTGCAGCTGCAGGTGCTGGAGGCCGACTTCCTCGACGCCACTAAATCCGGCGCCCTCGGCGCGGGGCGGCTGGTACAGGGGATCGAGTTCGACCCGGTCGGCAAGCGCCGGGCCTACTGGCTCCATGCGGAGCACCCGGGCGACGCCTATGGCGCCTTGCAGAATGGGTTGCAGAGCCGCCCGGTCCCCGCGACCGAGATCGCCCATGTCTACGAGAAGCAGCGCACGCAGGCGCGCGGCGTTCCCTGGGGCGCGCCGGTGATCCGGTCGTTGCGCGATCTCGACGATTACGAGGTGGCCGAGCTGGTCCGCAAGAAGACCGAAGCCTGCGTCACCGCCATCGTGTTCGGCGACGACGAGGCGCAACAGGGCATCGCGCCCTCCGTGGTCGACGCCGACGGCAACCGGGTCGAGCAGTTCGAGCCGGGGCTCATCGCCTATGCGCGCGGCGGGAAGGACATCCGCTTCAACCAGCCATCGGCGACAGGCGGCTATGGCGAATACAAGCGGGCGAGCCTGCACACGATCTCGGCCGGGTTCCGGGTGCCCTACGAGCTGCTGACTGGCGATCTCAGCCAGGTCAACTACTCCTCGATCCGGGCGGGGCTGGTCGAATTCCGCCGCCAGATCGACGCCGTGCAGTGGCAGCTCTTCATTCCGATGTTCTGCGCGCCGGTCTGGCGCTGGTTCACCGAGGCCGCGTGGGCGGCGGGCCAGATCCCGTCGCCAACCGTGCCGGTCGAATGGTCGCCTCCGAAGTTCGAGGCGGTCGATCCGCAGAAGGATGCGATGGCGAACCTGCTGTCGATCCGCTCCGGCACCATGACGCTGGCCGAGGTGATCGCAAAACAGGGCCGCAACCCAGACGCCGTGCTGGCCGAGATCGCCTCGACCAACGCCAAGCTCGACGCGCTGGGGCTCGTGCTCGACAGCGACCCGCGCCGTGTCACCAAGACCGGCAGCGCCCAGACCACCGATCCGGTCACCGACGACCCGACCGCCGACGCGGATGAAACCGACCCGGCGCAGGCCGACCAACAGGACTGACCCCATGGACACGATGATCGAACTGCCGGCCATGCGCCGGTCGGCGGAGCTTGCGCCGAACACGGCCGATGCCGACAGCCGCACCGTCGAGGTGGTCTGGTCGGCCGGGGCACGCGTCCGCCGCGCCACCTTCTTCGGCGAGCCTTATGATGAGGAGCTCAGTCTCGACCCGGCCCATGTCCGGCTCGACCGGCTGAACGCGGGCGCGCCGTTCCTGAAGGTGCACGAGCTCGACACGCTCGACGCGGTGATCGGCTCGGTCGTGCCGGGTTCGGCGCGGATCGAGAACGGCCGGGGCATCGCGTTGGTGCGGATCAGCGAGCGCGCCGACGTCGAGCCGATCTGGCGCGACATTCAGGCAGGGCACATCCGGGCAGTCTCCATCGGCTACCAGGTGCACCGCTTCGAGGTCTCGAAGCCCGAGGCCGCCCGCGAGCTCTGGCGCGCGGTGGATTGGACCCCCTTCGAGGTCTCCGCCGTCGCGGTCGGCGCCGACCCCGCTGCCGGTTTCCGCACCCAGCATCCCCTTCACGACTGCGTCCTTCACCGCCGGGACGCCCCCAAACCGCAAGGAGCATCCCCGATGACGGACAAGACCCAGACCCCGGCGCGCGACGCCGCAACCCCCGCCACCACCCAGCCGACCGCGCCGGTCGAAACCGAGGACACCCCCATGACCGAGCCGAAAGCGGCTGCGCCCGACCCGAAGGTCGCAGCAGTGGAAACCCGCACCCAGCCGAAGCTTCAGAATACCGATGCCCCCGCTGCGCCCGACACCGAGGCGGTCGCCACCCGCGCCCGCGAGGCCGAGCGCGATCGCGTCTCCACCATCTACGATCTGGCCGGGCGGCTGAACCTCGAGCGCGGCTTCGCCGAGGATCTGGTCAAGCGCGGCGTCAGCGTCGACGAATCCCGCCGCCTGATCCTTGATCAGGTCGCCGCCAAGTCGGACGAGACCCGAACCTTCCCCCATGTCTCCGTCCCCCTCGGCGGCCGGGACGAACGCATCACCCGCCGCGATGCGGTGGCCAACGCGCTCCTGCACCGCTACAGCCCGACGCTGTTCCAGCTGGAGGACGCCGCGCGCCAGTACCGCGGCATGACCCTGCTGGAGCTCGCCCGCGAAAGCCTCGGGAATGCCGGGGTCAACACGCGCGGCCTGTCGCGCGACGAGGTGGCGACGCGGGCCCTGCACTCGACCTCGGACTTTCCCGAGATCCTGTCGGCGGTCACCAACAAGACCCTCCGACAGGCTTACGAGGCCTATCCCCGCACCTTCATGCTGTTCTGCCGCCAGGTGCTCGCCACCGACTTCAAGGCGATGCACCGGGTGCAGCTCGGCGAGGCGCCGCAGCTTCTGGAGGTTGGCGAAAGCGGCGAGTTCAAGCGCGGCACGCTCGGCGAGAGCAAGGAGAGCTACAAGGTCAAGACCTATGGCCGGGTGGTCGCGATCACCCGCCAGACCCTGATCAACGACGACCTCGACGCCTTCACCCGGATCCCGGCGATGTACGGCAACTCCATCGCCCAGCTGGAGTCGGACGTGGTCTGGGGCATTATCACCGCCAACCCGGCGATGGCCGACGGCAATGCACTGTTCCACACCACCCACAAGAACCTCGCGGGCACAGGCGCGGCGCTGGCGGTCGATGCGGTGGGCGCGGCGCGGGCGGCGATGGCCAAGCAGACCGGGCTCGACAAGAAGACGGTGCTGAACGTCCGCCCAGCCTTCCTGATCGTGCCCGCCTCGCTGGAACTGAAAGCCGAGCAGCTGGTCGCCCAGAACCTGGTGCCCGCCGCGACCTCCAGCGTGGTGCCGCAGTCGATCCGCACCCTCGCGCCGATCAGCGAGCCCCGGCTCGACGCCGCCAGCGAGACCGCCTGGTATCTGGCCGCCAGCCCGAACCAGATCGACACGATCGAGTACGCCTATCTCGAGGGCCAGCAGGGCGCCTACATCGAGACCCGCAACGGTTTCGATGTCGATGGCGTCGAGATCAAGTGCCGCCTCGACTTCGGCGCCAAGGCCATCGACTGGCGCGGCCTCTACAAGAACCCGGGCGCGTAAGCCCAGCACCCCAATATGCTGAACCCTGACATGCGGGCGGTCCTGACGGGCCGCCCTTCGTCTTTCCACGAGGATCCTTCCCATGAAAAACTACGTCCAGCCCGGCAACACCATCACCCTGACCGCGCCCTATGCCGTCGCCTCCGGCGATGGCCTGCTCGTCGGCTCCATCTTCGGCATCGCCGCGGGCGCCGCCGCCCTCGGCGATCCCGTCGAGACCGCGCTCGTCGGCGTGTTCGACATCACCAAGGTCGGCTCCCAGGCCTGGACCGTCGGCGCCAAGGTCTATTGGGACGACACCAACAAGCGCTGCACCACGGTCGCGACCGACAACACCCTCATCGGCGTGGCTGTCGAGGCGGTGGCGAGCGGCGCGGGCGACACCATCGGCCGGGTGCGCCTGAACGCGGCCTTCTGATGAGCGCCTTCGCCGCCGCCGTCGGCGCACTCTTCGCCGATCCGAACATCGGCCGGGACGCGGTTTACATCGCCGATGGCGCCGCCCCCGTTCTGGTGCGCGTCGTCGCCCGGCGTGCCGATGCGATCACTGACTTCGGCGACACCCGGCTCTGGTCCGAGAGCACCCGGATCGACTTGCGCATCGCCGAGGTGGCAAACCCGCGCCCCGGCGACCGGATCGAGATCGACGGCGACGCCTTCCTCATTCAGGGCGAGCCGGTCCGCGATCGCGAACGGCTCGTCTGGACCGTGGACCTGAGGCCCGCATGAAACTCGGCGTCAGCATCGTCGGCGATCTGGTCAGGCTGATGGACGCAGAGGTGAAGGCCGGGCAGAACGCCGTCACCACGGCGATGCGCGATGCCGGGACCGGTCTGAAATCCGCCTGGCGCGCGCAGATCACCGGTGCGGGTCTCGGGGCGCGGCTTGCCCGCACCATCCGGTCGGAGCAGTTCCCGAAAGGCAAGCCCAGCCTAAGCGCGGCGGCGTTGGTCTGGTCGAAGGCGCCGGTGATCGTTGGTGCGCACGATACCGGCCCGCTGATCCGCTCGAAGGATGGGTTCTGGCTCGCGATCCCGCTGCCCGCCGCAGGCAAGTCCCTGCGCGGCGGCCGGATCACTCCCGGCGAATGGGAACGTCGCACCGGCCTGCGGTTGCGCTTCGTCTATCGCCGCACCGGACCGAGCCTGCTCGTGGCCGAGGGACGGCTGAACACGAAAGGACGCGCGGTGGCCTCGCGGTCGAAGACCGGCCGGGGCGTCGTCACCGCGCCGATCTTCCTGCTGGTGCCGCAGGTCAAGCTGCCGAAGCGGCTGGACCTGGCGAAGGATGCAGACCGAGTGTTGGACAGCGTGCCGGGACTGATCGTGGCGAACTGGGTCGACGCGAAGCTATGATCAGCGCGATAGCGAAAGATGCTTCAAGTCAGGCCCATCAACGCAAGCGCCATGCCGGCGAGCGCAGAACCAACAAGGACCGGCACCGGGCCAAGCTTGAAGTGGAACACAACCACGAGCGCGGCAAGGACCAGTGCCGCAGCTGCCGGGTTCACCGTGGACCAGATGGGGACATCGAGATCGAGGCCGAACGCTGTAACGGTTCTCACCTCATCGAAGACGACGTGCAGACCGAACCAGACGGCGAGGTTCAGGATGACGCCCACCACGGCTGCGGTGATGGCGGTCAGCGCGGCAGTCAGCACCTTGTTGTCGCGCAAACGCTCGATGAAGGGCGCGCCGAGGAAGATCGACAGGAAGCAGGGGGTGAAGGTCACCCACGTCGTCAACAGCCCACCAAGCGTTGCCGCCATCAATGGCGACAGCCCACTCGCATCGCGGAAAGCTCCCATGAAACCCACGAACTGCGTCACCATGATCAGCGGGCCCGGCGTCGTCTCCGCCATGCCCAGACCGTCCAGCATCTCACCGGGGGCGAGCCAGCCGTAGTTCTGAACCGCTTCCTGCGCGACATAGGCCAGCACCGCATACGCGCCGCCGAAGGTGACAACGGCCATGACGCTGAAGAAGGCCGCAATTTGTGCGAAGACATTGGCCGGACCGAACACGGCGAACAGCAGGGCGACCGGCGCCAGCCAGAGCGCGAGGAACACCGCCGAGATGCGAAAGGCCCAAGCCCGGTTGACGCGCGTGTGATCCGGCGATTCCTCGCCCAACAGGGTATCGGCGTCATCGACCTGGACCTTGCCCACCTTGCCGTGTCCGCCGCCGCCAAGAAACGCAGGCAGACCCGCACGCGCGCCGAAAAACCCGATCAGGCCAGCGATCAGGATGATGAGTGGGAACGGCACGGCAAAGCCGAAGATCGCCACGAAGGAGGCTGCTGCGACGGCGACCATTGCGCCATTCTTCAGGGCGCGCGTCCCGATACGGATGACCGCCTGCACCACGATGGCCAGCACTGCGGCCTTGAGCCCGAAGAACAGCGCCTCGACCGGTCCGACATTGCCGTAGAGCGCGTAGATCCAGCTGAGCGCCATGATCGCCACAACGCCCGGCAGAACGAACAGGACGCCTGCGATAATGCCGCCGAGTGTGCGGTGCATGAGCCAGCCGATATAGACGGCGAGCTGCATCGCCTCCGGGCCCGGCAGGAGCATGCAGTAGTTGAGCGCATGGAGAAACCGCTTCTCGCCCAGCCAGCGCTGCTCTTCGACGAGGATCCGGTGCATGAGCGCGATCTGTCCGGCGGGGCCGCCGAAGCTCAAGAGGCCGATGCGGGCCCAGATGCGGGTGGCCTCGGCCAGGGAGGGGAATGTGCGGTCCTGCATCAGTCGGCCTTCGGCTTGTTCGTGGGCCAGTTATGGGTCTCGTCGGTTGCGTCCCGCGCCCATCGATAGAAGGCGTCATAGAGCAGCAACCCCGCTTCGAGCTGCTCCAGATCGTCGGAATACATCCGCGACAGGCCGAGCGAAGCCGCAAGCAGACCGGCGGCCTCGGGTGCGAGGTCGAGCCGGGCCGTATCGGCGCCGCGCACAATGGCGGCCAGGCGGTCGAGGGCGGGAATGCTCAGGCCGAACTCGGCCAGCATCACGTCGAAGGTGCAGAGCTCGCCGCGGTGGCTCCAGAACACGTCCTCGATGTCGAAGGGGGACGCGTTGTAGCGTTCGGCGACGCCCACCACCTCGGCGGGCGCCACGAACAGGATGACGGCGCGGGGATCGAGAAAGCGCCGGATCAGCCACGGGCAGGCGATGCGGTCGATCTTGGGGCGCGAGCGCGTGACCCAGATGGTGCGGCCCTGCGCATCGCGCGCGGGCAGCTTCGCCGGATCGATCAGCGGCAGACCGGCGGAGCGCCAGGCCTCGAACCCGCCCTCGAGATACTCCGAGGCGCAGCCCTCGGCGCGCAGCCAGGCTGCCGTGCCCTGACTTCGCCGGTGGCCGGCCTGACAGACGGCGATCGACGGCTGACCGCTGAGTTGCGGCGCGAGGGCGGCCAGCGCCTGGTCGTCGATCCGGGTGGCGCCAGGGAGCAACCGCGGATCGGCGGCGCAATCTTCCTCGGACCGCACGTCGAGCAGGAGCGGTGCACGGGGGGTTCCGATGATGCGGGAAAGCTTGTCGAACGAAATGGCATTGGGCGCAGGCATGTGCGTTCCTCCGTCGCCGGGGTTGAACAGGAACGCGATCTTCGGCTGGCGCCTCGTGGGGAGCTCGCGGATCCCCATGGCTCCAGTTACCGGAAGCGCTCTGAAACTGTCAAGAATTGCAAAGGTCAAGCTGCCCATGCTCGGGCACTTCGGAGATCGAAGGGACCGTCCATGCCCACCCTCCGCGAAACCACCCTCACCGCGCTGCACGCGCGGCTCTCGGCGCTGCCCGCCACCGCCCTGCGCGGCGAGGTCCTGCCCGAACGCGTGCCGGCAGCCGGGTTGCTGATCCTGCGTGACGGCGAACCCGGCGAGCCCGAGGTGACGCTCTCGCCCTTGCGCTACCACTACCAGCACCGCGCCGAGATCGAGGCGGTCGTGCAAGGCGCCGACCGAGACGCCGCATTCGACACGCTGACCGCCAGCATCGGCGCAGCACTCGCCGCTGACCGCACACTGGGCGGGCTCTGCGACTGGGTCGAGGCGGAAGCGCCACAGTCCGTCGATCTGCCCGTCGAGGGCGCGGCCAGCCTGAAGGCCGCCGTAATCCCGGTGGTGCTGCACTATTCCACGGCCGACCCGCTCGGCTGATCCCGACAACCCGAGGAGAACACCATGGCACGAGCCCAGGGGGCGCGGGCGCTGATGGCGCTTGCGTTCGAGACCACCTATGGAACGCCGCCCGCGAGCGGCTTTACTCGCATGCCCTTCGCCAGCACGTCGCTAGGCGCCGAGCAACCGCTCCTCAACTCCGAACTTCTCGGCTACGGCCGCGATCCGCTGGCGCCGATCAAGGACGCGGTGACGGCCGATGGCGATGTCGTGGTGCCCCTTGACGCAGAGGCCTTCGGCTTCTGGCTGAAGGCGGCCTTCGGCACGCCGACGACCACGGGTGCGGAAGCGCCCTACACACACGAGTTCCAGTCGGGGTCGTGGACGCTGCCCAGCATGTCGATCGAGACCGGCATGCCCGAGGTGCCGCGCTACGCGATGTATTCGGGCTGCGTCCTCGACCAGATCACCTGGCAGATGCAGCGCTCGGGGTTGCTGACCGCGACGGCGCGGCTGGTCGCGCAGGGCGAGACGGTCGGGACCACGACGAGCGCGGGAACACCGGCCGCGCTGGAGCTGAAGCGCTTCGGGCATTTCAACGGGGCGATCACCCGCAACGGATCGGCCCTCGGCAACGTGGTCTCGGCCGAGATCACCTATGCCAACAATCTCGACCGGATCGAGACCATCCGCTCGGACGGGCGCATCGACGGCGCGGACCCGTCCATCGCGGCGCTCACCGGCCGGATCGAGGTGCGCTTCGCCGACCAGACGCTGGTGACGCAGGCGATCAACGGCGAGGCCTGCGAAATGGAGTTCGCCTACGTGCTGCCTTCCGGCGAGAGCTTCACCTTCACCGTGCACGCCGTCTACCTGCCGTGCCCGCGCATCGAGATCGGCGGGCCGCAGGGCGTTCAGGCCAGCTTCGACTGGCAGGCCGCGCGCGATGCCACGCTCGGGCGGATGTGCACCGCCACCCTGATCAACGACATCGAGGAATACTGACCATGATCCGTCTCGATCTTTCCGCCGAGCCGAAATGGCTCGATCTCGGGGCTGGCCTGCGCCTGCACGTCCTGCCCGTCACCACCGCGATCATGGTCGCCGCCCGCACCGATCCGGCGGTGGAAGCACTACCCGAGGAGGCAAGCAGGGAGGAGCAGGCACTGGTCATGGCGAAGGCGGTCGCCCGCCGCGTGGTCATCGGCTGGGAGGGTGTCGGCGATGCCGGCGGCAATCCCGTTCCCGTCACACCAGAAGGGATCGACGCGGCTCTGGACATCTGGCCGGTGTTCGAGGCCTTCCAGACCCGCTGCCTCGCGCCGCATCTGATGCTGGATGCGGAAAAAAACGCCTCCGCGCCCTCGCCGAATGGCAGTTCGGCGGGGGCGAAAGCTACTGCGCGGCCTGCCAAGGCCCGTGTCCGGACTGCCCGGCGCGGCTGAACCGGCCTCTGACGTATGAGGGCTGGCAGGTCTGGGATCTGGCGCAACGCCTGACCGGACAGCTTCGCATCGCGACCGGCATAGGCGGTGGTGCCGTCATCGGCTGGGACATGGGGGCAGCGCTCGCCATGGCGCGGGCGCTCGGGGTCGATCCGCTGATCGCCGCCGAATGCCTGCCCGAGATCGAGGCGGCGATGGTCCGCAAGCTCAATGAACAGATGGCGTCCGGTGGCCGGGCGTCGCCGGGGCCGGAGCGATGAACCCGGCCCTACAAGCCTCGTCCCGCTCGTCAGGAAAACTGATCCATGGCTCAGAAACGGGTTTCTGTCCGCCTCGTCGCCGAAGGCGGTCGGCAGGTGAAGGCCGAGTTCCAGGGCGTCGGCGATGCGGGCGAGAACAGTTTCAAGCGGATCGAGCGGCAGGCCGACATCACCGGAGCTGTGGTGCGTCGGGTGATGGGCATCCTCGGCGCGGCGATCAGCACGCGCCAGCTCGTCGCCTATGCCGACCAGTGGACCGACCTGCGCTCGCGGGTCGATCTGGCCACCGGATCGCAGGAAGCGGGCGCGGCGGTCATGGACCGGCTCGCCTCGATGGCGCGGCGGACCTATTCGAGCTTGGGGCAGACCACCGAATCCTGGCTCGCCAATGCCACGGCCCTGCGCGAACTGGGGCTGACGACGGCGGAATCGCTGGATTTCACCGAGGCGCTGAACAACGCCATGGTCGTCTCGGGTGCGCGGGCGGAGCGCGCGGCCTCGGTTCAGACCGCGCTATCGCGCGCCATGGCGCTGGGGACCCTATCCGGTCAGAACCTCAACAGCGTGATCCAGAACGGCGGGCGCGTGGCGGAACTGCTGGCCGAGGAACTCGGCACCACGGTCTCGGGCCTGCGCACCCTCGGTCAGCAGGGCGCCATCACCGGCGATGTCATCCGCACGGCGCTGGTCGGCAATCTCGAACTGCTGCGCGAAGAAGCCGACAGCATGCCCGCGACCATCGGCGACGCCTTCACGCTGATCGGCAATGCCGCCCTGCAACTGGTCGGGACCTGGGATCAGATGGCGGGCGCGTCCTCGACGGTGGCCGAGGCGCTGATCCTGCTGGCCGACAATCTGGAGAGGATCGCTGCCATCGGCATCGCCTTCGCCGGCTTCATGGCCGGACGCTGGGTCGCAGCCTTCGTTGCCGCCCGTGTCGCGACCTTCAGCCTGTCGGGCGCGCTGACGCTGCTGCGCGGGGCGATCATCCGCACCGGGATCGGCGCGTTGATCGTCGGCGCGGGTGAGCTGATCTACTGGTTCGGGCAACTGGTGCAGGGCGCGGGCGACTTTGGCGCGGCGCTCGAACTGATGGGCAATGTGGCGCGCGCAGTCTGGGACGGGATCAAGGCCACCCTTGGCTCCTTCGTCGACGACTTCCGCGCCCTGCGCGCCGATATCGAGGCGATCTGGCTGCGGCTGATGGCCTTCCTATCCAACAAATGGGCCGATTTCCTTGGCACCATCGGACCGACCTTCAATGCAGTTACGGAGACGATCGGTGCGGACGCGCGGATCGACTGGTTCGGGGCGCAATCCTACGCCTCGATGCTCGATCACGCCGCCAGCAATGCCGGAACGATGGCCGACCGCTATCGCCAGCGCGCGGCCGACACGCGGGCCGGAGCGTTCGAAGGTGTCGGCCCGGCAATGCAGGCGCTGCGCGATGCGCTGAGCGGGGATGACAGCGAAAGCGCACTCGATGATGCGGCTGCCGCCGCCGGCCGGGTAACCGATGCGCTGAACGCTTCGGAAACGGCGGCAAGGGGTGCCGGAGCGGCCGGGCGCAGCGCCGGAGAAGAGACCCGGGCCGGGGCCGAGGCTGCCGCGACCGGCTGGGCGGCGGTGAGCGAGACGCTCGCCGACTATGCCACGAAGGCAAGCGAGATCGGCGGCGACATCGGCCAGGCGCTGGTCGGGGCGTTCCGGGGTGCCGAGAACGCCATCGGCGAGTTCGTGAAGACCGGCAAGCTGAAGTTCGGCGATCTGGTCACCTCGCTGATTGCCGATCTGGCGAAGCTCGCTGCGCGGCGTTTCATCCTCGGCCCGCTGGCAGGTGTGCTGTCCGGCGTGTTGGGCAATCTCGGCGGCGGGATTTTCGCCAACATCCTGCACGCGGGCGGCATGGTCGGTTCTCAGGGACCGGGCCGCACGGTGCCCGCGCTCGCCTTCGCCAATACCCCGCGCATGCATTCCGGCGGCTGGGCGGGGCTCAGGCCGGACGAGGTACCCGCGATCCTGCAGCGGGGCGAGCGCGTGCTCTCGCGGCGAGAGGCAGCGGGTTATGGCGCCACCGCCGCGCAGACTGTCAACGTCACGATCAATGCCCGCGATGCCGAGAGCTTCCGGCAGTCCCGCACGCAGATCGCGGCCGACATCGCCCGCGCGGTCTCGCTCGGGCGAAGGGGCATGTGAGGCATCGTCATGGCTTTCCACGAGGTCCGGTTCCCGGACGACATCAGCCGCGGCGCGCGCGGCGGACCGGAGCGGCGCACCCAGATCGTGGAACTGGCCTCGGGCAACGAGGAACGCAACGCCAGCTGGGCGAACTCGCGCCGCCGCTATGACGTGGCCTATGGCATCCGTCGTGCCGACGATCTCGCGGCAGTGGTCGCCTTCTTCGAGGCGAGAAACGGCCGCCTTCACGGCTTCCGCTTCAAGGACTGGGCCGACTTCAAGTCCTGCCTGCCGTCGCAGACGCCGGGCGCAGCCGACCAGTCGCTCGGCACCGGCGACGGCACGACGACGCAGTTCCAGCTCGCGAAGCGCTACGCCTCCGGCGCGCAGTCCTGGACACGCAGCATCGCCAAGCCGGTCACGGGCAGCGTGCGTGTCGCGCTCGCGGGCGTCGAACAGATGTCGGGCTGGTCGGTCGATACCACGACCGGCCTCGTCACCTTCGCTCAAGCACCCGGTGCAGGCGTCGCCATCACGGCGGGCTTCGCGTTCGACGTACCCGTCCGCTTCGACACCGACGCGCTCGACGTCACCCTCGACCTCGAACGGCTCGGTTCGATCACCTCGATCCCTCTCGTGGAACTGCGCCGATGAAATCCCTCTCGCCCACCCTGCAGGCCCATCTCGACGAAGGCACGACGACGCTCGCCTGGTGCTGGCGGATCGTGCGTGCCGATGGCGTGAGTTTCGGCTTCACCGACCACGACCGGATGCTCGCTTTCGACGGCACCGACTTCGAGCCCGAGAGCGGGTTGACGGCATCGGAGGTTCGTTCGGGCTCCGACCTCTCGGTCGATGCGCAGGACGCCGAGGGCGTGCTGACCTCCGACCGGATCACCGAGGCCGACATCCTCGACGGCCGCTGGGACAATGCCGAGGTCGAGGTGTGGCGGGTGAACTGGACCGACCCGGGCCTACGCGTGCTGATGCGCCGGGGCGCCATTGGTCAGATCCGGCGCGGGCGTTTGGCCTTCGTCGCGGAGGTGCGCTCGCTCGCCCACGTCCTCGGCCAGACGGTCGGGCGAACCTTCCAGGTGACCTGCGATGCCGCGCTCGGCGATGCGCGGTGCGGCGTCGACCTGGAAGACCCGGCCTACAAGGGCGCGGGCACGGTGGTCGACCTTCTGCGCGACCGCGCCTTCACCGCCTCGGGCCTCGGCGGTTTCGCCTCCGGCTGGTTCACCTTCGGCACGCTGGACTGGACCAGCGGCGCGAATGCGGGGCGGAGCACCGAGGTGCTGGGCCATGACGTGACCGACGGCGTAGCGATCCTGACCCTGCTCGAAGCGCCGGTGCGCGCTATCGCAGAGGGCGACGGCTTCACGATCCGGGCGGGCTGCGACAAGCGGATGGAGACCTGTGGCGCGAAGTTCGCCAATGTCGCCAACTTCCGGGGCTTCCCGCATATCCCCGGTCAGGATGCCGTTCTCCGCTACGCGACGAAGGACGGCGGGCACGACGGAGGCGTGCTGTGAAAGCAGTCGATCCCGGCCGCGTCATCGCCGTCGCCCGCTCCTGGCTCGGCACGCCCTACCACGATCAGGCCAGCCTGCGCGGCGTCGGCTGCGACTGCCTTGGTCTCGCCCGTGGTGTCTGGCGCGAGATCGTCGGCCCCGAGCCGTTCCCGATCCCGCCCTACAGCCGCGACTGGGGCGAGACCGGCCCGCGCGAGGTGCTGGCCGAGGGCGCGCGGCGCATGATGATCGAAGTGGAACCTGCGGCGGCCGAACCCGGCGCGCTGGTCCTCTTCCGGATGAAGCCCCGCGCGATCGCCAAGCATGTCGGGATCCTGACGGGCCCCGCCACCTTCCTCCACGCCTATGAGCGGCTGGGCGTGATCGAGGAGCCGCTCACCCAAAGATGGAGGCGGCGCATCGCCTTCGCCTTCCTGTTCCCGCAACGCTGAGACCCCGACATGGCAACGCTTGTTCTCGGCGCGGCCGGCGCCGCCATTGGCGGTTCGATCGGCGGCGCGATCCTCGGCGTCAGCGCCGCAACCATCGGCGGCTTCATCGGGTCCACCATCGGATCGGTCGTCGACAGTTGGATCATCTCTTCGCTGGCGCCGACGCAGCGCATCGAGGGCGCGCGGCTCGACACGCTGCGCATCACCTCGTCCACCGAAGGGGCGGTCATCCCGCGGCTCTACGGCCGGATGCGGATGGGCGGCAATATTATCTGGGCGACCGATTTCCGCGAGGAGACCAAGACCACCACCCAAGGCGGCGGTAAGGGCGGCGGGGGCGGCAAGGTCAGGACGACCGAATACCTCTACTATGCAAGCTTCGCCGTCGCCTTGTGCGAGGGACCGATCACCGGCATCGGGCGCATCTGGGCCGACGGCAAGCCGATGGATCTCTCTGGCGTCACCTGGCGCTGGTATCCCGGCGACGAGACGCAGACCGCCGATCCGTTCATCGCAGCGAGGATGGGCGCGGCCGGCACGCCGGCCTATCGCGGCACGGCCTATGTGGTCTTCGAGGAACTGGCGCTCTCGACCTATGGCAACCGCCTGCCGCAGCTCTCCTTCGAGGTGTTCCGCCCGCTGGCCGATCCCGACACCGCCGAGGGGCTGACCCGCGCCGTCACCATGATCCCGGCATCGGGCGAGTTCACCTATGCGACGCAGGCCATCCGCAAGACCGATGGCGGCGCGACGGTGCCCGAGAACCTGAACGCGCTGGCCGACTCCGCCGACATGGTGGAGGCGCTGGACCGGCTGCAGGCCATGGCCCCGGCAGTCGAGAGCGTCAGCCTTGTCGTGGCGTGGTTCGGGGACGATCTGCGGGCGGGCTCCTGCAAGGTGCGGCCGGGCGTCGAGGTGTCGGCCAAATCGACCACGCCCGCCAGCTGGTCGGTCAACGGCGTGAGCCGCGCCAACGCCTTCCTCGTCAGCCGCGACGATCAGGATCGCCCGGTCTACGGCGGCACTCCGTCCGACTTCGCGGTGGTGCAGGCGATCCAGGAGATGAAGGCGCGCGGGCTGCGCGTGACCTTCTATCCGTTCATCCTGATGGACGTGCCGCCCGGCAACACGCTGCCGAACCCTTACAGCGACAACGCCGCCGAGACCTGCCAACCCGCGTTCCCCTGGCGGGGACGGATCACCTGTTCGCCTGCACCGGGGTTCGCAGGGACCGTGGACAAGACCGCCACGGCCGCAAGCCAGGTCGCGGCGCTGTTCGGCGCGGCCACGCCCGCCAGCTTCAGCGTCTCGGGCCAGTCGGTTTCGTGGACCGGCACGCCCGGCGACTGGGGCCTGCGCCGCATGGTGCTGCACTACGCCCATCTCTGCGCGGCAGCGGGCGGGGTCGATGCGTTCCTGATCGGCACCGAGATGCCGGGGCTGACGACGATCCGCTCGGGCGCCAGCATCTATCCGGCGGTGCAGGCCTATCGGGACCTCCTTGCCGATGTCCGCACGATCGTCGGGTCCGGGACGAAGATCGGCTATGCCGCCGACTGGTCGGAGTATTTCGGGCACCAGCCGGGCGACGGCTCGGGCGACGTGTACTTCCACCTCGATCCACTCTGGGCCGATCCGGAGATCGATTTCATCGGGATCGACAATTACATGCCGCTGTCGGACTGGCGCGACGGCTTCGAGCATCTCGACGCGGCCGAGGGCTGGCCCGCGATCTACGACCGGCCCTACCTGCAGGGGAACATCGCGGGCGGCGAGGGCTTCGACTGGTTCTATGCCAGTGCGGCGGATCGAACCGCGCAGGTCCGGACCGCGATCACAGACGGCGCGGCGGCCAAGCCGTGGGTCTTCCGCTACAAGGATCTGCGCGCCTGGTGGTCGAACGCGCACTACAACCGCCCGGGCGGGGTGGAGAGCGGTACGCCGACGGCGTGGGCGCCGCAGTCGAAGCCGATCTGGTTCACCGAGCTCGGATGCCCCGCCATCGACCGGGGCACCAACCAGCCCAACGTGTTCTTCGATCCGAAGTCGTCGGAGAGCTTCACGCCGCATTTCTCACGAGGCTGGCGGGACGATGCGATCCAGCGCGCCTATCTCGAGGCGACTTATCTCTGGTGGGGTGAGGCCCCGAACAACCCGCTGTCCTCTGTCTACGGCGGCCGGATGGTGCATGTGCCGGAATGCGCCGCCTGGACATGGGACGCGCGGCCCTATCCGTTCTTCCCGGCGCTGACCGACGTCTGGACGGACGGGGCGAACTGGCGGCTCGGGCACTGGCTGACCGGACGGCTCGGCGCGGTGTCGCTGGCCGCGCTGGTACGCCACCTCTGCCTGCGCGCCGGGCTGCCCGAGGCGCGGATCGACGTCACCGGCCTCTGGGGCGCAGTCGAGGGCTATGCCATCACGGCGCTCGAAAGCCCGCGCGCCTCGATCACCACGCTGTCGCGGCATTTCGGCTTCGATGCCGTCGAGACCGAGGGCGTGATCCGCTTCGTGATGCGCGGTAGGGCGTCCGTGGCCACTCTCGCGCCCGACGATCTGGTGTCCACCCGCGAGGGCGACGTGCTGGAACTGACGCGCGGACAGGAGACGGAACTGCCGCAGGCGCTGAAATGGCAGGTCGCCCGCGCTGACGAGGATTACGACGCGGCCCTCGTCGAGGCACGGCGCATCACCGTGGACACGACGCGCATCGCGTCCGAGTCCTTTCCGATGGCGGTGCCGCCAGAAGAGGCAGAGCGCCGCTGCCGCCGCGCGCTGATGGAGGCGTGGCTGGGGCGCGAGACCGCGGCGTTTCGATTGCCGCCCTCGCGCCTCGCCCTTGATCCGGCCGATGCGATCCGGCTGGAGCATGACGGGCGGCTGGTGGATCTGCGGCTCGTCTCCATCGCCGACGCCGAGGCGCGCGGCATCGAGGCGGTCCGCCAGGACCGCGCGACCTACGATCTGCCGCCCGGCGATCCGCGCGCGGCGTCGCTGACGCGGGCTGTCGTGTTCGGCGCGCCGGATGCGGTGCTGATGGACCTGCCGCAGCTGACCGAGGACCAGCCCGCGCATCGGCCGCTGGTCGCCGCCCACGCGGTTCCCTGGCCGGGCGAGATGGCGGTGTTCCGCAGCCCGTCCACGGACGGGTTCGATCTGCTGACCACGTTCGGCAGCCGCGCCCGGATCGGGGCGCTGGTCTCGGACTTCTATCAGGGCCCCACCGCGCGCTTCGATCTCGGCAATGCGCTGGTGGTCGATCTGCTGACCGGCACGCTCGAAAGCGTCACGGACCTGACGCTGTTCGGCGGGGCGAACGCACTCGCGATCGAAAGTGCGCCCGGCGTCTGGGAGATCGTGCAGGCGGGTGCGGCCGAGCTGTTGGCGCCGGGTCGGTATCGGGTGACCCGCTTGCTGCGCGGTCAGCGCGGCACCGAGGGTGCGATGGGTAATCCGGCGCCTGCGGGCGCCCGCGTCGCGGTGATCGACGACAGCCTCGCATCGCTGCCGATCGCCGAGGCTGATCTCGGCATCCCATGGAACTGGCGCATCGGACCAGCCAGTCGTCCGGTCAGCGACGAGACCTATGTGGCGCAGGCGTTCACGCCCACGGGCGCCGGGCTGCGGCCGTTCTCGGTCACCCATGTCGATCAGCCGTGGCGGACTCCGCGCACGCCCGGCGATCTGGCGATCCGCTGGACGCGACGATCCCGCGCGCTCGCCGCCGACAGCTGGGGCGGGCTTGAGGTGCCGCTGGCAGAGGAACTGGAAGCCTACGATGTCGAGATTCTCGACGGCGCTGCAGTGAAGCGGACCCTGTCCACGACCACCACCAGCGCGGTCTACACCGCCGCCGCCCAGACCGCCGATTGGGGCGCGCCGCTTGAGCCCGGCGACACGCTCGACATCCGCATCTTCCAGCTCTCCGCCCTCGTGGGACGGGGCGCGCCGAAAACCGTCACTCTCACATTCTGAGGGCCATGCCATGTCCGACGCCACGACCCATCTCCTGCTGCCCTACATCCTGGCGGCGCAGGCCCAGAAGCATGTCACCCACAACGAGGCGCTGCGGCTGCTCGACGGGCTTGTCCATCTCTCTGTGCTCGACCGCGATCTGGCAGCACCCACAGCGAGCCCCGCCGACGGCGACCGATACATCGTCGGCTCGGGCGCGACGGGCGACTGGGCGGGCTGGGACTTGAATGTCGCGCTCTGGACGGACGGCACCTGGCTGCGCCTTCCACCACGGACCGGCTGGCGGGCGTGGGTCGAGGACGAGGGCCTGCTGCTGGTCTACGACGGCGCGGGCTGGGTCGGGACCACGCCAGCGGCGCTGCAGAACCTCGCGCTGCTGGGGCTTGGCACCACGGCCGATGCGTCGAACCCGTTCTCGGCCAAGCTGAATGCCGCGCTCTGGACCGCGAAGACCGCAGCCGAGGGCGGGACCGGCGATCTGTTCTACACCATGAACAAGGAGGCCGCGGGCGACGACCTCGGCCTCACGCTGCAGACCGGCTTCGTGACCAAGGCGCTGGTCGGCCTGTTCGGTTCCGACCGCTTCCGGCTCGCGGTCTCCGCCGACGGCAGCACCTTCTTCGACGGGCTCAGCGTCGACAACGCCACCGGCATCGTCGATCAGCCCCGGCTGCCGCGGTTCAAGGCGTACACCAACTACGACAACTATGTCGGCGTCGGGACATGGACGAAGATCGGCCTCAACAACACGGACTACAACGATCAGGGCGCGTTCGACGCCGCGAACAACCGGTTCGTGGCCCCGGTCGACGGCACCTACCTCTTTGGCGCGACGCTGCTCTACAAGATCAACGCCAGCGCCACGGCCCGCATGCGCGGGCGGCTCGTCCTGAACGGCACGACGGAAATCCGGGGCTCCCTCGGCGAAATCTCCGCCACCCACGTCTCGCTCGCCACCGCGATCTGGCTTCAGACCATGGTGCCGCTCACTGCGGGCGATACCGTCGAGCTGCAGGGGTATTTCCGGGTCGCGGACGGGTATTTCGCCGCCGACCACACGTCCTTCTGGGGCTGCAAGGTCGGCTGAGCGGCGCAAGGAGGATCCGATGAACCCACCCCGCTCCGAGGGCTTCGTGCGCATGCCCGACGCCGAGTTCGAGGCGATCCTGACGCGCGCCGCCGAGGAAGGCGCGAAGCGCGCGCTGGCCGATGTCGGCCTCGACGGCGACGAGGCCGCGCTCGACATCCGGGATCTGCGCTCGCTCGTCGACTGCATCCGGCTGGTGCGCCGCACCGCCATGCAGACCGCTGTCCGCATGATCACCACCGGCGTCATGCTGGCGCTGCTTGCGGGCATAGCCATCAAGCTGAAGATCTTCGGCGGCGGCCCGTAGCCGCACCTATCCCCATTCATCAGCCCGCAATGACCCGCCCTCGAGGCGGGTTTTTCGTTTTCGGAGGATCCCATGACCACGACTTTCCACCGCCACTGGCGCGACGTGCCTGAGAGCGCCTGGCGCTGGCCGAATTTCAGCCCGGCCGAGATCGCCTGCCGGGGCACCGGCAAACTGCTGGTCAACGAACCGGCCCTCGACAAGCTGCAGGCGCTGCGCGACCGGCTGGGCAAGCCGCTGATCGTCCGTTCCGCCTATCGCAGCCCCGAGCACAACAGTGCTGTCGGCGGCGCGACCCGGTCGAAACACCTCGACGGCGCCGCCTTCGACATCGCGATGGCCAACCACGATCCTGTGGCGTTCGAGGCGGCGGCACGGGAAGTCGGGTTTCTCGGCTTCGGGTTCTACCCGCGCTCGGGGTTCATCCATGTCGACCTCGGCCCTGCGCGAAATTGGGGCGAGCGGTTCTCGGTCCGGGAAACGGCCTTCGCAGCCGAGACGCCGCCCGCGCGCGAAGTGCTGGCCGACAGTCGCACCATGAAGGGTGGCGGCGCGGCGGGTGTCGCGACGCTGGGCGCAGCAGGGGTGGAGGTCGCGCAGAGCGTCCTGGCCGAGACCCAGACCGCCATCCTTCCGCTGGTCCCGTATCTCGACACCCTGCGCTGGGTGTTCATCGCCGTCGCGCTCGGGGGCATCGCAGTCACGATCTATGCGCGGCTCGACGATTGGAAACGGGGGCGGCGGTGATCGCCGGGCTGCTCACACGGTTCGCCGCCAGCCCGTGGACGCGGGAGGCGCTGCGCTACGGCGCCATCACTCTCGCCGTGCTCCTGTTTCTGTTTTCGCTTCGGCGCTCCGGCGAGCGCGCGGGACGCCTCGCTGAACGCCTTCAAACCACGGAGAAAGCCAATGATGTCCAACGCCAGATGCTGGAGGCGGCGGCTCGCCGTCCTCGCGATCGCGACGAGCTTGCTGGGCGGCTGCGCGACGGTCGGTTCTGAGACCGGCGGGTCCGGGGCGTGTGCGCCCGTCATCGAGTATAGTCGGGAGTTTCAGGCAAGGGCGGCCGAGGAACTCGGGATCCTTCCGGAGAGGTCGGCCGTTGCTGAAATGCTGAGCGACTATGCTGTCATGCGCGACCAGGCGGCTGTCTGTACCAGATCCTTCGGCTGA